AAGATCCGTTATATCTTGTATTGCGATATTAAGTAAATTAGCATCGATCCTCTCCGCAATCTTTTCCTCTGCCATTTCGAGAGTAATGTAGAGGACGTTCTTTCCCTGGAGCAAAGCTGCGCTTGCCACATGACACATAAATAAACTCTTTCCAACCCCTGTGCCAGCAAGAGCAATGTTGAGAGTCTTATTCGGTAGACCCCCTTTCGTAATTTTATTAAAGAATTCGAGATCAAATTCGATCTTGTCTTCCTTCCTATGGTACGACTCGAACCTTTCTTCATAATCAATTAAATAATCGTGTCCAACATGAGTATCAAACGAGACGGCGAGAGCGTCTGATAATATTGTAGGTATAGCATCTCTACCTTTAGTTTCATCTTTTCCATCTGCAAGTTGTATGGACTCCATTAATGCCAAATAAATGGCACGATCTCTACACCAAGTTTCTGTAGTATCAACCAACCAATTAAACTCAGAATGTTCATCTTCTAAAGAACTAATTAACTGAGTTATTTCTTGGAAGGATGAATCATTTATATCTTGACGTTTCTCAGTTTCTATACACAATACTTCTTTAGTTACTGGTTGATTATATTCACCAACAAACTTTATTATTTCCTCAAAGACAACCTTCTGGTTATAATCTTCAAAGTAATCTGCCTTAATAAAAGGAATAACCTTACGGACATACTCCTCATTATGAATCAGATTTCTTAATATCAGAAACTCAACTTTGTCCATGTGGCATATCGAATACAAAGGTTATCCTGGTTTCATCTCCAAGATTCACAGCCCCATGAGGCATCTTATTATTAAACCAGAAAAGTGTCCCTGCGTCAACTATAGCAGTTTCATTTCCACAAAAATATTGATACTGACCTGCAATAGAAATATGATATCTATCCCTAGTTAAGTAATAAGTTCCTTCATCTATATGAGCACCCACATACCCATCAATAGGAAGGGAAAGAAACCCACATCTATGAAGTTCTCTTCCAGGTATTTCTTTCTCTATAATTCTAAGAATTTCTGTATGTCTTCCATATGCAGGAGTTGGTTTACATAATTCAGAATCACCTACAAAATCATCTTTATCCTTTATTGCACCCATTATAAGTTGAAGATTTCCTACCTCAATATCAGCATAACCACGTTCCAATAAAGTATCAGCACCCTTACGTTGGATATACCAATCATCAGGATACTGATCTAATTGTTCTTTTATTTTAGAAACATCTATTCCAGTTTTTAATACCTTTATATTGTTCATGAACCATAACTAAATTCACTTTGTGCAATCTCATCTAAAGCTTGCATTACATCATCAGTAAAGTAGGTGTCTGGTTCAGAAAGGATCTGTTTTGCGTATAACTTTTTGCCTCCGATCTCATATCTTCCTGCGACATTCTTCCAGAGTCCCCCAATCTCACCCAGTTCCAATAGACCATAGTAACGGTCAAGACCACGATGATCAAAAAATAAACGTATCTCAACTTGTTTATTCTCTTTACTTAGACGCGACTTTGCCGTCTTAGCTTTAATAAGGTTACCAACAACTTCCGTCTTATCCTTTTCCTTTTTCTTTGAAAGATAAATGATCGTAGACGCGGCATATTTGAGACCAGAGCCTCCTCCCATTTCTTTAGTCGGGACATAAGATCCAATGACATCGTAGGTATGATTTGTAACTATGAGTGGAATGTTTGCTTGACCCAACTTTAAGGTGAGCATTCTAAATGCGCCTTTGACCAACTGTGATTTGGTCATGTCTCGAACTTGCTTATCGTTCAAGGCATCAGTAATCTCTTTCTCTGTGGAAAGCATTCCCAACGAGTCTAACACAAACATACACGGTTTGCGATCCTCTATGGGCATTTTAATATATTTATCAACTGCCTTAAGTGCCTTAGCTCTAAACTCTTCTATAGTGACTACATTAACTACTACCAGTCTATTTAAATCTATACCACGAGATTCAAGTAATGTTTTATTAACGGCAGCCTCAGTATCAAAATAGAGACAATACCCATCGGGATTACTATCAAGGAAATTCTTGACAACAGCGAGAGAGAAAAAAGTTTTCCCTGTACTACTTTCACCAGCAATAGCGGTAATCTTGTTGCCAGATACGCCACCAAATATAGAACCTGAAACCAATCCATTAAAGATGTACGAACCTGTGTCCACAAATCTTTCAGTTTCTTCAATATCGGATGCGAGTTGGGTGAAGTCATCACCAATCTCCTTTACAATGTCTTTCAAAAAATCCATTAAGTAGTCCTCTGTTCAAGTTTAAGTGCTCTATCTTCCTTTACTCCTTTCAAAAGATGATATAATCTTGCATCACCACCTAAAGAAAGTGCAGATACAATAATCGCTAAATCTTTATCGTTAATAGGTAATTCCATTAGGAGAAGAAAAGTTCTAGGTTTACAGTTTTCTCAACATTCCACCCAATAGCATCAAGAATGATTTTGAGTGGTTCCAAGAAGGCTTTGTCAAATTGTAGGTCATAATCTATGTACTTGTCAAGACCAATTTCCATAGGAAAATCCTGAATAAACGAAATAATATTCTCATGAATAATATTAGGTTTTTTCAGGTAGCAGAATTTAATTTTTTCGCCATTCTGAATGAGAGAGTACTTATTATCCAACTTATGTTTCTTGACATAATGGTTGAACAACAATGCACCACGTATATGTATAGGAGTTCCTTTAGCATATATTGTAGAATGTGCCTTATACTTTTCTACATTAGTTGCTGACCTTGGAAATGCAATTTCTTCTGGTGGCAACGTCTTAAATACCTTTCTCGAATCCTCAATAAACTTAATTACCTCATCTTCTGTCCCATTCATCATTATCTTCAAACCATCCTTAATCATCTGACGACAAGGTGCTGGTGTAGAAGATTTAACTGCCTCAATACCCATCATCTTAAGTTTGGGTTCTTCATATCGAACACCCTCACTATCCCATACATTGAGGATATATCTTTTCTTAGCAGTCCATATACCACGATCAGCAATGTTCTCTCTCTTCATGAACATCTTTTGATCATAAGCATTTACGTACTTGGCCAACGCTTCATAAGAACTCTCAATAAAAGGCTCAAATTCAGTTTCACACACCTTGTTAAGGAACCCAACAACGCCCTCATTAGTTTTCTCTCTGCCCTCGTATACACGGTCAACCAAAGGACCGAGATTAAGATAAATGGAATCGGTATCAGAAGCAATAACATAATCAACATCCTCAGTTTTTAAGATCTTATTGATCTTTTCATTCATTTTATTCTCTATCCAACGTATGGATACTTGGCCAGACAAAGTAATGGCTTCTGCATTAGCAAGTTTGTAATACCGAAAGTACTGATTGCCGATAGCACCATAAGCACTATTAAGGGCAATCTTCTTTGCCATCTGGATATTGTTACACCTAGCAATCTCTTTCGTAAGTGCGACTGACGGATTGTTTTCATACTCTTGTTTTGCCTCAAGCATCTTCTTCTTAAACACCACTCTATCACCATACATCTTATCCATCAACTCTGGTAAGAATCCACGAACATCCTTTCTATATTGTGCTCCATTGGCACAAGTTGCATAGTCGGGATTAAAATCTGTTATCTCTTCATTTAAGATCCTTTCAACGCTCGCACTGGGATGTCTAGTTTCCCTGATGGTCTCTGGGGAAATATTGTACTGCATAATAAGGTGAGGGTACAGACTGTTAAGGTCAAAACTAACAACCCAATCATACTTTCCTGGTTTCGGTTCCTTGACATAAGCACCTGCATACTTTTCGTTTTTTTGAGATCTATTCTTAGGAGGAATAACAATATTCCTCTTCTTCAAATAGTTATAAATTATCGTGTCCCACATTCTTACCTGATAGAACACATCATTATAATTAACCTTCGCCTCATATGCCATAGTAAGAGCAAGCTCAATAAGCTTCATCTTACCTTCAAGACGATCAACAAGTTCAACGTCAATTATATTATACTCAATATACTTCTGCCAACCTTTTGTGTAGAAGTCCTTAAAAGTATCAAACTCAGAGTGATCTAACTTCTTCTGTCCTAGTTCTACCTGTGCAATATAATCCAACCTATAAGACTCTTGTGCCTTATAAGTGAACTTCTTATAAAGATCAAGATAATCTAACTGACAAACACCACCCACATCAAATGTTATATGCTTACGTCCCTTGATAAATGTTTCTCCCTCAGATACAAGTCCCCAAGGAGATAGTCTCTTCATCAACTTCTCACCTAGAATCCTATCAATCCTACGAGCAATATAAGGTATATCATAAAGTTGTATGTTCCATCCAGTAATCACATCAGGAACATCTTGCATCCAATAGTTTATAAACGATGTAAGTAGTTCATATTCCGTGGGGCAATGATGATAGGTTACATCCTTCCGATTATTCTGAAAGGGTTTACTTCCCCAAGTAATGATCTGCTTAGTTGTATAGTCTTGTATTGTGATTGCCAGAATCTCTTCGACGCACGATTCCACATCAGGGAAACCTTGCTCAGACGCAACTTCAATATCCAAAGTAACAAGCTTAATCTTAGATATGTCAAACTTGATTTCATCCTCTGGGTATTTCTCTGAAATATATTGGTAAATATACCTGTCATTCCCGTATATCTCAAAGTTCTCAATATCATCATACTTCTTATAGAACTCACGGCAATCTCGTACCGTACCTGGATGAATTGCTTCAACTGCTTCTCCATTTAACGTTTTATATTTAGTCTTCTTTTTAGATTTGACAAATAGAGTTGGAAAGAACTCATCACGATGTTCATACCTTCTACCATTCTCAACTCCACGGACCAAGAATTGGTTCCCGATTAGTTGGACATTGGTGTAGAATTTCATTCTATAAGGTCTTGATATTTTTCAAGTAGGGTGGGTGTTGGTTCTGCCAAGGTAAGTATCTTATCAGAACTCAACATAAATGCATCATCCTTTGTAATACCATTTAAAAATGGTTCCAAAGTTATACTACCCTCTAAGGGGTTAACCCAAAAAGGATTAGTTAATTGGCAATCTGGTTCTCCAGGAACCGCTGCTGGTACTTCATCAATCTGACTGATCAGAACCTGCTGAGTCGTTGTCAGTGCTATTACTTTGATTTCCATAATTTACAATGTCCTGTTCATACATTTCTTTTAAACTATCTACGGGTTCAACCATAGTTACAACCCAATCAGCAATAATTGGTATTCGCTGATCTTTAGATAAAGGCATCCAAGGATAGATAGAAACTTGGGTTCCTTTTTCTGAATTTTCTTCAGGGTTTTTAAATAATTTTACCACACATGGTCGATTAAGGTAATACCCAATA